GGAAATTTGTAATGCTTTTATCAACGAACCAAATAATGCAAGTAACCCTTTATTTAGTTCAATTGAATCTTACAAAAATTATCTAACAGGTTTTGATACTTCTACATTAAGTTTTCCTATGGCAGTTACTTGGGAAAAATATTGTGAAAATAACGGTATAAGTTATTATCACCCTTTACAGATACCTTAATTTGATTATATTGTAGCAACCATGCTACAAAATATTATTGAATTTAAAGCTAATCATCAATACGTAGATTTAAAAGAAGATCTTCCAAAACCAATTAAATTAAATATTCCTGAGTGGTATAAAAAATTACAACACTCAGCAACTAAACTAACTATAAAAGGTTGTGTACCTGTAATGGATAGTTTGACTACTGGCTATGTTTTGAGTCTGCCACAAGATATAATACTAAAAAATAATGTTTTAGAAGATAATAAAATTATTAGTCGTATGATTCCCTCTGTACAAGATACATTAAAAACAATAGATTTGAATATAAATGTTGAAGATGTTGATCAAACACATCACCGAGGACAGGTTGAAGGATCTCCTATTAATAAAAAAAATTTACAATTTCCTATACAGAAACTTCTTAACCCTTGGACTATAAAAACACCTCCTGGATATTCTTGCTTATTTGTACCACCTTTAAATAATGAAGATGATAGATTTTCTATTATACCAGCTATTGTAAATACCGATACATTTTCTTTACCAATAAATTTTCCGTTTATAATGAATGGAGATAAATATCCAGTACTTGATACAACTTTAAAAAGAGGTACACCCTATGTTCAAATAATACCATTTAAAAGAGATAATTGGAAAATGAAAATTACAGGTACAAAAAGAACAGAATCTAATAAACATGAGGTAACTTTTTTAAAACATAGCCTCGATATACTTCATAGATATAGAACTAAATGGTGGAACAAAAGTAGTTTTTTTTAATGGAAAAAATTAGAGATTATATATTAACAATAGAAAACGCAATGCCTTATAATCAATTAGAGGTTTTGAAGGAAGTTTGTGAATCAAATCATTTAGGAAACGAACCTGGTGTAGTTGGTATAGATAGAAGATTAGATCCAACGATTAGAAAAACAAGAGTAAGATATCTTTTTAATGCAGGAGAAGACTGTAAAAGTATGACAATGGCTTATTGGGCTAACTACTTAATGAAGTTATTTACTCATTACAAAAAACAATACTGTCACGCATATAAAATTAACTACAGTGACATTAATGTAAGTGAGTTACAGTTGTTAACTTATGGTAAAGGTAGCTTTTACAAAACACATGTAGATCATTTTAGAAATAGTCCTAGAACTTTAAGTTTTATTTTTTTAGTTAATGATAATTATGAGGGTGGAGAATTGTATTTTAAACTAACAAACGAAACAATAAAAATTCCAGTTAAGCAAGGTTCACTTGTTATATGGCCAAGTGGTTTTCAATACCCACATGGAGTTCTTCCTGTCACAAAAGGCGAAAGGTATGCGGTAGTATCATGGGCATTATAGGTAAAGATTTTAAGTATAAAAAAATAGATAATATTCTAAATGAAAATTTAGTTAATTTTTTTAGAGAGTATTGTAAATTTGAACATCAGTTCGATAATAAAATGCATTTATTTGGTGATGATAAAATTACTGCTGGTGATAGTCAACACTATGGTGATTTTGCTACTGAATCTTTATTAATAATGCTTCAGCCAGAAATAGAAAAAATAGTAGGTAAAAAATTATTACCTACGTATTCTTTTTGGAGAATGTATACATATGGTGGTTATTTAAAAAAACATACTGATAGAGAGGCATGTGAGATAAGTGTTACATTGAACATAATGGGAGATACTGATTGGCCTATTTATATTGAAGATAATGAAGTACATTTAAAACCTGGTGATGGTGTAGTTTATTTAGGTTGTGAACTTAATCATGAAAGAAAAAAACTTAAAGGAGATTATCAAGCACAAATATTTTTACATTATGTAGAAGAAGATGGTAAAAATGCATGTTATAAATTTGATCAAAGACCAGCTTTAGGAGCCCCAAAATGAAATTTGTAAAAAAGAAAAATGGAAATGTAGATATTATTTTTAGTGATGAAGAAGTAAAAATATTTTCTGAAACCCAAAAACTTACATTAACACCTATAGCAGTAAGACATTTTGAAAATAACCTAATGAAAGTAATTGCAGATATGCATGCTAGTCTTCCAGAAAATTTAAAAAATGTACAGTCAGAAAATGATGTAGATACTGAAGTAGCAACTGAATGATTACCTCTCAAAATAATTTTTTAGATAATGATAAATTTTGGACAATTCACGCTGCTGTTTATAGTAAGGAAATACCTTGGTTTAAAGAAGGTAATTTATTTACACATGTCTTAGTCAAAAACAGTAAGATTAATAGTCCTTTTGCAAATTTATTAGGTGCTTTTAAAGAAGAAATTCAAGATCCTATAACGGAGGCTAGTTTATTTCTAGTACCAAAAACAGGAAAAGAAAATGCTATAGAACATAATCTAAATCAAAAAACTCTAATATATACATTAGATACCTCTAATGGCCATAAGCTGATAAGTTCTATTCAAGAAATAGAAACAAAACAAAACAGTGCGATTATGATAGACCACCCGACTTCTGTAATTCAAAAAAGACAATCAGATAAGGATTATATGGGTATCTTCTACGTATCATTTAAAAATAAATAGTATTATGGTATAATATGCAATGCCTTTAACAAACATACAAATAGCACCAGGATTCAATAAACAAGTAACAGAGACCGGAGCAGAAGGTCAATGGACTGATGGAGATTTTGTAAGATTTAGGTATGGATCTCCTGAAAAAATAGGTGGTTGGGAACAGATTACATCAGATACTTTAGTTGGAGCCGTGAGAAAACAACTAGTGTGGGCTGATTTAGATGGAAGAAAATACGCAGCTTTAGGAACTAATAAAGCTTTATTAATTTATTATGAAGGTGCTTTCTATGACATCACTCCACTAAATACAGCTTTAACATCATGTACTTTTGATGCAACAAACACATCTACAACAGTTACAGTAAATAAATCAGGGCACGGTTTAGAACCTGGAGATTTATTTACTTTTACATCAGTAACCCCTCCTTCAGGCACGGGATATCTTGCAGCTGATTTTGAAACAAATACCTTTGAAGTTATTACATCTGCAGCAAATGAATTTACAATCACCATGGCAACGGCTTCATCAGGGACTACATCGGCCACCGGATCAGCAACTGTAAATCCATATGTCAAACCTGGACCACTTAATGCAACAGCAGGGTACGGATGGGGAACAGGGACTTGGGGAAGAGGAAAATTTGGATCTCCTGCAACAACTAGTAATTTAATAATTGATCCCGCTTCATGGTCTATAGACAACTTCGGCCAAGTAATGATAGCAACAATTAAAAATGGAAAAACTTTTTCTTGGAATCCTATAAATGCAGATGCAAATGCTTTAACAACTAGAGCTACTGTCATTAGTGGTGCACCAACAAGATCGGTCATGTCTATTGTGTCAGATAGAGACAGGCATTTGATATTGCTTGGAACTGAAACAACCGTTGGTTCTACGACTACGCAAGACAAAATGTTTATAAGATTTTCTGATCAAGAAAATTTATCCGAATATACACCTACATCGGTCAACACTGCTGGTACTTTAAGATTGGACTCTGGAGTAACAATTGTAGGAGCTGCAAAAGGTAAAGATTATATTTTAATTTTAACAGATACTTCTGCATACGTAATGCAGTTTGTTGGACCACCTTTCACCTTTTCTATTAGACAAGTCGGAAGTAATTGTGGATTAATTGGTCAGCATGCATTACATTATGTTAACGGAAGAGTTTGGTGGATGGGACAAGCAGGAGGTTTTTTTGTATACGATGGAACAGTTAAATCAGTTCCATGCTTAGTTGAAGATTTTGTATTTACCAATACAGGAAGTAATCTTGGAATCAACTATAGCGCAGGAGAACAAGTATATGCAGGTCTTAATCATTTATATGAAGAAATAAATTGGTTTTATCCTAAAAGTGGTTCTGAATTAGTAGATAGAGTAGTGTCTTACAATTATACAGAAAATGCTTGGACAACAGGTTCTTTGGCTAGAACTTCTTTTCATGATTCAACTTTATATGACAATCCTTACGCAACCGAGTTTAACAGCACAGCAGTACCAACGTTTCCTACTATTCAAGGAGTTAGTAACACAAACGGTGCTTCTACATACTATGCTCATGAAGTAGGCGTGGATCAAGTTGATAGTGCTGGTAACAAAACGGCTATACCTGCATTTATTCAATCAGGAGATTTTGATTTAAGTGTTGGTGGTGATGGAGAGTTTTTTATGAGTATGAGAAGGTTTATACCTGATTTTAAAAGACTTGTAGGTAATGCCGAAATTACAATTAATTTAAGAAATTATCCGACAAGCACAACATCAAGCTCACCTTTAGGGCCATTTACAATTACAAGCTCAACTGATAAAGTAGACACACGTGCCAGATCAAGATTTGCAAGTGTGAAAGTAGCTAACCTTTCAACAGATCAAAGTTGGAGATATGGTACTTTTAGAGCTGATGTACAACCAGATGGAATGAGGGGTTAATGGATCCTATTACACAAAGAATTTTAGATCAACAAAGGGCTATAACACAAGATCCTAACTTTAATAGCTATCAACCATCTGACGTAAATGGCATTGCAGCTATTAACAATGCACCCGTTAATGAAAACCTTATGACTAACGAAACTTTTATTCCATCAATAGATTTTAAAGGAATGGCAAAAAATGTTGGTAAAAACTTAGTAACTAATTATGCTGTAAAAAAATTAGGACTTGAGGGAATAAAAGCCAACGTATTAAAATCAGTCCTCAGAGGAGGTCCTTTGATAGGTTTATCTAACCCTCTTACAGCAGCCTTTACAGTAGGTTCAATGTTACCAGATTCAGTGAAAGGACTTGCAGGTATATTAAGAAGCAATAGAGCACAAAAAGCTATTGAAAGAGATATTATGAGAGACATGCAAGGAACAATAACCACAAGTAGTCCAGCCATAACTAATATTCAACCAACTGCACAAGATACAGCGAGAGGTGGTGGTAATGTACCAGCATCACCAAAATCAACACCTTCTGCTGCTCCTACACAATCAAGGCATACGTCTGGAGCAGGTGGACTACATTCAGGATATTAACAATGGCTAGAGTAGATATAATAATACCTGAACCCACTCCTCAATACACAGAAGAAAACCAAAGACAAGTTACTCAGTCTTTACGTACTATGCAAGATAAGTTAAATACTTCTTATCAACAAGAAATTAAAAATGAACAAGATGCTTTTAATTATTTTTTATCATGACTATACGATATAAAAACCAAGGGTTTAAACAAGCAAGTACAGGTAAGACTACAGTATTCACATGTCCAAGTGATGCAACAGTAATAATCAAAAGTGTTTATTGTGCTAACAACGATGCTTCATCAGCGGTGTTAGTAAATATGAATTTAGTAGACTCTTCTGATTCAAGTACAGAGTATGAATTTTTTAGAGATGATGTGCCTGCAAAATCACAGGTGAATGCTACACCACAAGGTTTAAATTTAGAAGCTGGAGATGCAATAACAGTACAAGCAGCTACAGGCAGTAATACAATTCAAGGTGCAATAAGTTATGCGCAAATAGATAGATCGCAAGAGAATGGCTAGAAAATTTAAAGATTTTGTTGAGAGAGATCAACCTAGAAAAAGAGGTGCTCGTCAACATAAAAAAAGTTTAAACAAAAGTGAGAAAAGACAAAAACGTACTCGAAGATACAAGGGACAAGGTAAAGGCTAATATAAAACTAGTTAATGAATATTCTTTCACTTCATCTTTCTCATGAGGGATGTGCAACTTACATTCAAGATAATAAAATAATTTTTCATACACAATTAGATAGATATAATAGATTTAAATATAACACTTTTCCAACTTATGAAATTATATCTATTTTAAAAAAAATTAACATAGATATTATAATAATTACTTTTTTAAACGAAAATAATTCAGCACTTTTGTGGAGAGATTTTTTACAAGCTTTACCAAACATAGAAAAAAGAAAAATTATATTTTATGGTAAAGAACATCATCATTTATTCCATGCCTATTGTTCTTTAACTTGGAGAACAAATATAAAAAATATTTTAGTTACAGACTCTAGAGGTAAAGAAATAGAAGACGATTTCGAAAGAGAAAGTTTTTATATGTATAATAATAAACTGGAGCATGTTAAAACTTTTACAAAAAAAGATGCTCCTACTATTGGAGATAATTATGCAGAATTTACCGAAAAAAATTTTGAAAGCTCTCTTGCATGTGGAAAGACAATGGCTTGGAGCCTGTATGATGAGAGACCAAATAAAATACAAAAACAATTTGAAAACGATATGAATGGGATATTAGATTCATTTAACATAGAGAAAGAAATATTATTTACTGGTGGGTGTGCACAAAATATTTTATATAATTCAAAGCTTTTACAAAAATACAATAAGGTTTTTTGTGATCCTTTTAATGGAGATTTTGGTATTAGTTTAGGAGCTGCAAATTATTTTACAAATAATAAAATAAAAAATGATACTGTTTATTTAGGAATACCACAAAAAATAAATACTGATCTATTTTTAAAACACAAGATAATTAAATGTACACAAGATGATGTAAGCAAAATTTTATTAAATAATCCTGTAGCTATATTTCAATCAAGAAGTGAACAAGGGCAAAGAGGGCTTGGAAATAGATCGCTTCTTATGAGTCCAATACATAAAGATGCACACAATTTAATAAATGATATAAAAAAAAGAGAATGGTTCAGGCCTTTTGCTTGTTCAGTTCTTAAAGAAGCTGCTAAAGATTGGTTTGATATGAATATAGATGAGTCTCCATACATGATGTACGTTTTTAAATTAAAAAAATTAGGAATACTAAAAGCTGGTATTTCTGTAGATAATCATTCAAGAATACAAACTGTTTCAAAAAAAAATAATTTACACTATTATAATCTAATAAATTCTTTTAATAAGTTAACTAATGTACCAATGTTAATAAACACAAGTCTAAATTTACCAGGAGAGGTTCTAGTTGAAACACTTAATGATTTAAAAAATATGTTCGAAAAGAGTAATTTAAAGTACATATATTTACCAGAAATAAACACTTTAATACAGAAACAGTATTGACTGTCTTTATTAAATAAATTAGATTCTAACCATGAGCGATTTAGTAAAAATACCTGCAGAAGCAAAAGAGATTATTAAACACAAAAGAACGGGAGAAGTTTATGCTACTAAAGCTGATTTTGATGCTGATGTTGCTAATCCCAACACTGATACTACTGTGGATGATTTTAGACAAGACCTAGAAATTAAAGTGACAAAAGTTTCTATGGGTGCTAAAACCAAGGAATGAGCCCAACCAAAGTTATTCAATCTTTTGATGATTTGCGTTTTGATTTTAATCAATTAACTGATTTATTATCATCAGCCAATTTTAAATCTAGAGTAAGTGGCAATCACTTAAATGAATTTATTTTACAAGCATCCTATCAAATACTAGGTACACATACTCATATTTATTTTAAAGATTTAATAGAAAAAATGATAAAAAAATATTATCTCTATGGTGTTCCTATAGATGTAGATTTATTTGCAGGCTTCACACAAAGTGCAGCTTCAACAATACATGATGATCCTTATGATGTTTTGATATATGGTCTGTACGGAGACACTATGTATATTGTAGATAAAAAACAATATTTAGTAAAAGCAGGAGACATAATAAGGATAAACGAAGGTGAAGTTCACCAAGGAATAGGGTTATCACCCAGAATAATTCTATCATTAGGAATTAGAAAAGATAAGGTTGTAGAAAATAATTTAAAAAATAGAAGCAGACCCGAAATAGAAGTATAATTTTTATGGAACCTAGAGGAGCCACTGAGCTACAATTTGAATTGCTTGAAAAACATGTGCCAAAAGACTTGCTTGACCAAGTTCAAATATGCACTTCTATTCCAGGTAAAGTACCAATTGATCCAAACAAGCTAAACATACTTTGGCAAAAAAATTCTTACGATCAAGCAAATCTTTGTCATTGGTTTGCTGATACAAATAACCATAAACAGTATGATTGGTATGTTTTTAATAGTCATTGGAATTATGAAAAATTCAGATACTTCTTTCGTATACCTACCGAAAAATGTGTAGTTATAAAAAATGGTATTAATAATTTTCCGCAAAGAAAAGTTTATAAAAAAGGTGATCCAATAAAAATACTACACCACAATACTCCTTGGAGAGGTTTAAACGTTTTATTAGCAGCTATGCAGTTAGTAAAAAACCCCAACATCACGTTAGACGTTTATAGTTCTTCCCAAGTTTATGGTGATGCCTTTTCCAACAACAACGAAAAAGATTTTGAACCTTTATATGATCAAGCAAGACAAATGGCCAATGTAAATTATATTGGATACAAACCAAATGAATATATTTTAGAACATATAACGGATTATGATTTGTATGTTTACCCTAGTAATTTTGAAGAAACATTTTGTGCCTCTGCCTTAGAGGCGCTGGCTGCGGGTGTTCATGTAATAACCAATAACTTTGGTGCATTGTATGAAACTTGTGCTGAATGGCCGGTGTATGTAAATTATGATTCAGACAACGAGAGAATGGCTAGAGATACTGCTACAGCTATTGAAGTTGCTGCAACATATTTACATGAATCGTTTATACAAGAACATCTTGAGGAACAACAAAAATTTTACAAAAGATTTTACAATTGGACAAAAAAGGGATTAGAGTGGGAAAGCTTTTTACGTGGAGCTCTAAGTGCAAGGAAATAAAACATACATAAACGAAGATACTTATCAAACCTTAAAAGATGTTAAGGTAACATCATCGAATAACCAAGAAGTTGAGCTTAACGAATATGAAAAACGTATAAAGCCAATATGGATAAAGGACACCGGACAACGGAAAAGTAAAACATCTTTGTTTGTTGCAACACCTGTACACAGTGATTGTTCAATTCATTATGCACAAGGATTGTTGCAATTACAAAAATTGTGCATGGAAAAAAAGGTAGAAGTACAATTTCAACTATTGAAATCATCATTAGTAACACAAGGAAGAAACTTGTGTGTATCAGGGTTTATTGAATCTGGAATGACTCACATGTTGTTTGTTGATTCAGATATATTGATGAATGCAGAGTCTATTTTTAAAATGATAGACAGAGATAAAGATATTATCTCAATTCCATATCCACTAAAAACATTTAATTGGGATAAGGCTTTTGATGCAATTAAAAAAGGTGAAGTAAAAAAACCTTCTGATATTCACAAATGGACTAATAGTTATCCAATGAGAGTGAAAGATACTAACGACATTGTTGTAGACGAAGGTGTCATAGAAGTTACACATAGTCCAACAGGATGTATGATGATTAAAAGAGAAGTATTCGATAAAATGATTAAACATTATCCAGATAAAGGTATAGTTCAAAAGACAGTTATTAATGGTGAGTATGTAAATAGACCTCATCTATGGAACTTTTTTGACTGTATTCATGACCCTGAAACTAAGACATATTTAGGTGAGGATTTTAGCTTTTGTAAACTATGGAAAGACATAGGTGGTAAGTGTTATGCCTTTATTGATGATCCAATTATGCATATTGGAGAGCATCAATATTCAGGACGTTTTGCCGATGAGTTGATAATACCTAAGTAAAATGGTAATATTGAAAACTTAAGATCTTAATAAGGAGAATTATTTAATGTTACATCTTTTACCCTACGCACTAGCAGCTTATGGAGGAATTTCAGGTTACAAAAGCGCTAAAGAAGCAGGCGTAAGTCCATTAGGTTCACTTGTTCATGGTGCTCTAGGAGCATATGGTGGATACAGTATGGGTTCTGCGGGAATGGGAATGTTTCCTGGATCAGCAGCAACTGCAAAATTTGCAGCAATGCCAATGACACAATCTTTAACAAGACTCCCAGGAATATCTGCAATACAAACACCTGGAAACCAAATGATTAATAATCAGATGCAACAAGAAGTAGCTGCTGGAGTTACTAAATCAAATGTATTGAACCAAGGTAATTCATCTAACCAAGGTGGTAGTCTTTTAGATTTACTTAGAAAAAAAGGAAGTGACGAATACGATCCTATGAAGATTGCACTGGCAGCTGGTGGTATACCTCTTATCATGGGTGCCTTTGATCAAGCGCCAACTGATGTTTACACTCCTGGCTACAATACAAATTATTTGAAGACTAGAGAAGAAAGAAGTTTCTCATACATAGATCCTGCAACAGGAGAAGAAAAAGAATATAAAAAAATTTATGTGCCAGAAGAAAACCCTAATGATCCCGGGATGCAAATGAATGCAACAAGGTTGAGAACTGGTGGTTTAGCAGAAATAAAAAAATTTAATGAAGGAGGTATAAATTATTTACCTTCAAAAACAACTCACGATGAAGATGATTCTAACAATTATGTTAGAGCATCAGGATATGTTGAGGACGGAGCAGGAGTAGGTGATAAGGACGAAGACACAATGTTAGCTCAATTAGCAGACGGAGAGTTTGTGACAAGAGCAGATGGTGTGTTAGGTGCAGGAATCATTGCAGGTGCTAATCCAAATAGCATGAAAGACATGAGAGAAAAAGGTGCTACCTACTTCTATGAACAACAAAAAAGATATAAAAGAGTATTTGATTTATTGAAGGAGGCAAATGGCAACAGCAAACAAAAAACAAATTAAACCACTTGTAAGTGTATTACCAATAGAGTTTAAAGAGGTAGAACGATTTTGGCCTTTAGCAGAATTTATGGTGGCTGAAGCTTTGGCTTTTTCAGGAAAGTTTGCTGATTCTTCATATTTTTTAAAAGAATTAAAAGAAAATAGAATGCAACTTTGGGTAATGTTTGGTTCTGATGAATTTGAAGAAAATAAAGTTTTTGGTATTTGTATTGGACAAATACAAGAACAACCTAATTACAAACAATATGAAATAATAATTTGCACAGGAAAGAGAAGAGAATTATGGGAAGACAATATTGTGAATGAAATAACAAGTTTTGCAAAACTTAACGATTGTAAAAAATTAAATATTATGGCCAGACCTGGTTGGGAAAAAGTTTCCAAAAAATGGGGATGGAAAAAGAAACACGTACAACTAGAGAAATGGATATAGCACTATGGGATTCATGAGACCTAAGTCACAACCTACACCTACTGCACAAACTTATTATCAAAGAGAAGCACCGGGTATAGAAGAACGAAAAATGGAGTTAATGGACGTAGCAAGAGATATTGCTAATGTACCGATAAACTTACCTGATTATCAGGTTGCACAATTAGATGCATTAGAGAAACAAGGAGTTACAGCTGCAGGACAAACAGGTGTAGGAGCTAATACTGTTGGTGCAGGTATCGGATCAATTTTAAACGCAGCAACTCCAGTTGGACAACAACAAATCAACCAATATTTAAATCCTTACCAACAATATGTAACAGACGAAATTTCAAGACAAGGACAAATGATGCAAAATCAGTTAGGTGCTAAAGCTATAGGAGCAGGTGCTTTTGGAGGTGGTAGAGAAGGAGTACAACAAGCAGAACTTCAAGGAAGAACATTATCAAACATTGGTCAATCCCTAGCATCTGGATTTCAAACTGCATTAGGAGCAGCACAAAGACAACAACAAGTTGGTTTAGCTGCAGGGCAACAGTTAGGTCAAATGGGTGCCTTACAGCAACAAATGGCTCAAGGTGATATTAATCAGTTAATGGCTGCTGGAGGATTACAAAGACAATTAGCTCAAGCAACTTTAGATGCTCAAAGACAATCAACTTTACAACAACAATACGAACCATACCAAAGAGCAGAGTTCTTAGCTAACTTATATGCAGCAGGACCTAAAACACAATCAGGAGTAACTATGGGAACAAACCCAGCTACAAATCCTTTTGCACAAGCTGTTGGTACTGGTATAGGAGCATTCACAGCTTACCAAGGCGCTAACCAAAATAAACAGGCTTAGGAGAGTGAATGTCACTTAACAAAATTTTAAACAGACCGATGTTTAGAAAAGAAGCACTTAGAAGAGGTGTGCTTAAAACTATTAATGCAAACACAGGTATTATGGTTGGGCAACCGACTACCTCTGCACCAGTCCCTGCGATACGTAA